TATGAGTCTACCCTCATCACTACCATTGATTACGATGAAGTCTGCACCTAACTCATTACAGAGTGCCTTAGCAATGGTAGTTTTACCTACACCTGCCGTACCACATAATAAAAGGTTAGGGATTTCACCCTGTTTGACAAATTCTTTGAATTGGTCTTTAAACTGTTGAGGAAGTATTGTCTCCTCGATTGTTTGTGGTCGATATTTCTCGACATATAGAAATTCATTCATAATAAGATTAGTCTAACCCCGCCGAAAAACTAGCATGAAACACCTTGATGATTGATGAGAAGGTTTCATTCCCGAGTGTGGTGCAATGACTTAGCACTACACACTCACTTTTATTTATACCGATTGGTTCAAACTCCATAAGAAGAATCAGGTTCTAGTGCAATGAAATATTCAATTGCTACATCCGAATTCTTGAAATGTGATATTCCCTTTGAAGAAACTGAAACATCGTAGTTACCTGCGAGTAGTTTTAGGTTCTCAATCTTGAAGTTCATTGAATAAGAGATACCGTCCCCTTCACCCACAACTCTTGCGAATGTGTTTGAGGTTGGTTGCTTCTTATCTTTGACTGTCAACGTCTGACTAGTTCCATCCGAGGTTAACACTAGATCGTTTACACCCAACACACTTGCAGCTTTGTTCAAGTCTGACAACAGTGTAGAAGTAATACTAAATGTAATCTCTGCCTCTGGCATGGTAATCATCTTATCGGGGGCCGTAACCATTCCTTCAGATGCATAATGATAATCCATTTTAGAATTTGAATCCTCAATAGACAATGATGTATCATTGAAATTGAATTCGGGGTCTTCTAATAAAGAAGTTGCTCCCAAAAATTCTGGCAGATTATAGATGGAAAAATTCTTTGGGAACTCCTCCGTCACAGTAGCCACAGCAAGGATATTTTTCATATTCGAAATAGTTTCCAGCGTGTTTCCTGTTTTAACTCGAATACCCGAGTTTATGGTTGAGAAATTCTTTAAGACATCTCTCGTGTCGTTACTTATTTTCATCACTGGTTGTTCTCCTTGTCGTGATTATTTAATGCAAGAAATCCGTAGTGTATGACTTTCAATAAGTCAGATCGGTTCTTACCCTCTTTTTTTCCGTATCGTTGTGCATATTTCATCACATTACCAATACAGAAACCTTCCCCATGACCTGCGTCCATAATGAACTCAGTTGCCTGATACTTGCTCAGACTATAATGTTGGTCATAGGTCTTGTCAACATACTGGGAAAACTCCGCTAAGAGTTCTCCTTCGTTGTATTTGTAGTCTATTTTTGATTTATTTCCAAACATACCTTAGTATACCCTTAGTATGATGATTCGTCAATAGGGTTTTCTTCAACAGGGGCATTTAAATCAACCCCTGCATCTATCTTAGTGTAAAGGTCTAGAATCGAATCTCTCGTTTCTTGATCGAACCTTGAGATACACATTGTAATGGACTTCAGTTTGTCATTGAACATTCTGTATGCATTGACAATGTGAACCAACCTTCTAGTGGTCACGACATCATCGATTGCACCTTCGTAGTATGATTTTCTGATAATGTCTGCCCAGTCCACAAGTTTCTCACAGAATTCTTGATCGACTTCACCAGTCAATGCCATCTCTTTCGAGAGAATACTTCTCTCAGTTTTCACTGGGGGATATTCTTGTTGCATGGTGATTGCAAATCTTTCCAACATGGCTTCGTTCATGACTTGAGTTCCAATGAACTTTCCATCGTCTGAACCTTGACCTTTGGTATTTGCAGTCGCAAGGATTGTAAAACCTTTAGTAGGTGTAACCCACTCACCAGTTTTCTTGATTAGGTATCCTTTACCTTCAAGAACTGATTGCAGACACATCAACTTGTTTGACCCTAAGTCAACTTCGTCAAGTAGTAGAACTGCACCTTTTCTCATTGCTTTGATAACTGGGCCTTCTCTGAACATGATGTCTCCACCCTGTAAAGTGTGACCACCCATCAAATCATCCTCATCGGTCTCGATGGTGATATTGACTCTGAAGAGTTCTCTCTTCAGCATGGCACAGACTTGCTCTACCATCAATGTTTTACCATTACCACTCAGACCAGTCACAAAGATTGGAAAGAATAATTTTGACTTGATGATGTTCTTGACATCTTTATAATGACCGAAGGGAACATAGTTCTCCATTTTTTCGGGGATTATCTTGAAGTTGTCAAGGGAGTTGACAGCAACAGTTTTGGCTGCAACTGGCATGTTTTGTGGAACACTAACTGCACTGATAGGGGCAGGTTGTATCGGTGCGGTTTGAACTTCGGGTTCATACCCACCGTTGTAACCTTTAACCACTGCATGGAGATTAAAGATACCATTATCTTTAAAATCATACCTTGATGATTTGACCCAGTAAGGCATTCCACCAATAGCCACGAAGTCTTCTTTGACGAAGTTCGTTTGATTGGGATATGTCTTTACAAGAGTTTCGAGGAACTCTTTCCTATCGGGTGTAAAATGGAAGTCTTTGCCTGAAATGACAATTGACTCGGTTCTATCATAAGTTCTTAAGCTCATATTACGCTGCCTCCAACATTGTTAATGGAACTGAGTAATTACCTTCTGGCAATTTCACAGTTGCTCTAGAGATTTTGATTTTCACAATCTCACCAAGAGTCTTCTTGGTTTTTTGAACAACATAAACTTTTTGTCCAACCGACAAACTTGCTTTTGCATTCAGTTTTTTCACTTCATTACAAAGTGATATAATTTCGTTCAACTCTGAGACTTCAGTCGTTGACATGATTATTTGTTTAAGTGCTAATTTCATAATTCTTTCCTTTGTTTTTTCATTATATACATAGTATAACAAAAAGTGAGACCCATTGTCAAGTTTATTTGCATATTTGTAAAAGGTTTCCGACTGATAATTCAATATTTTTCTCTTTAGGGTTACCATCTTTATCCATAGACAAATGTCTATCGTAAACCGTCTCACCATTGTTAGTCCATACTCTGAATGCCTTACACTCCACCCCAAACTCTGCACAATGACTTTGTTTAGGACAGTCGAACTTCTCACAAGGTGATGGGCCAACGTCCATGACAGCATCTGCAAATGCACTGTAATCTGTATTGTGGTTAATGTAATATGCTTCGTCTACTCTTAGTGGTTCTCTCATTATGCTATTTCCTTAATAAATTCATTGGTTAAAAATCTTGAAGTGGTTTTACTTCTTTGGTTTTTCTTGAATGCAGCCATCAGTGATGATTTCTTTGCACCGATCATTTCGTCTGATAGTGTATCATCACCATCAACACTCAAGGTGGAAGCTGCAGTCAAGAATAATTTTCCGTATCCGTGGGTCTCAATCATGTACCCCTCTTTTCTCACCTTCTTCCAAACATCATCGACATCAATACGGACATCTTTAAGTTCTGAACTGAGACCCCAAAGATCATTCTTCTTTTCCATTACAAAGTACCCAGTGACAGTCACACCACATTCTTTTGATATCCAGTCTAGGATGTTCGTGGTTGCCTGAAAGTAGTCTCTACTGTATCCAACACCGTCTGAGTAAGTGTACAACTTCTTTGAGAATGGGTCTTGGAACTGTCTAATCTTTTTGATTCTTGAGTAGTAATCCTCACCTTCCGTTTGGGCAGCCTCATCAGCTAGTTCAGAAGAATCTTTATCGAAGATTTCTGACTGGTGAGAATAACCATCTGTGATGATTGTTAGGATTGACTTCTCAATCTGATACTCTGCATTGAATTTAGGAAGTAACACTCTCAGTGACACTAGGCATGCGTCAAGTGGTGTTCCACCCAACCTGTAACCACTAGGGTTAGCACTAGTTTCAAAAGACTGCCACCTTCCAGCTTCAAGTTGTTCAACCTCTTCAAACCATGCATTCCATTTTGTAATGAACTTATCGAAGTGTCTGTAACTAACACCTTGTGCAAAGTGGTTATTATAAAGACTTGCAACATTGATACAGTTCTTGATGTAATCCTTAGTAGACATTTTGTCTGAGAATAATTCAATTAGATGTGAACTTTCACTTCTTCTGTAATCGTCTAATCTGTTATATGAATCAGTAAAAAGATAAATTCTGTGAGGGATGTTGACCTTCTTGCAGAATTGAACTAGGATAAGTGTCTGCTCTAAAAGGTCACACACTTGTCTACTGATTGAACCACTCCAATCTAACATGACTGTTACTCCGTGGTTTTTACCATCAGGCAACATTGTCACTTTTTTGAATACATCATCAACGATCTGATACTTTGCAAGTTTGTTCATATCTAACTTACCAGTTTTACCACTTATTGCTTTCGAACTTCTCAATGCAGTTTGTTTCATCTCGAATTCTTTTGCCATGTGAGCAACAAGTTTCTTGTTTTTCTCAATCAAATTCTTAGAAGACTTGACAGCTCTATTTTTCATACTGTCAACTTCATCTTGAGGCCTCCTATAGCCAGTTACATTGTTCCAAAGACCTTTGTCCCAGTCTTCAATCATTTGCTTGTAACCAACAACTTTGTGTTCAAAGTTATTAGAATTAACAAATGCTTTCTTGACATTAATCAGAGTTCTGACTTGGTTGTCTTCTGAAAGAAACTGGTCTTCATTGTTATGTGCATTGTGTTCTGTAATCGACTCTCTGGCACCGTCTTCTTCATCGTAATCTGAACCTTGACCATCACCACCCTCTTTACCAGTGGTTTTTTGTTGTTTAGACTCTTCTTCGTCTTCTACATCGTCCTGCTCTTGTTCGTCATTGTGATCATTACCATCGGTGTAATCCTTTATCTCGGGAAGAGAATCTTCGTCTTCGTCTGAGTCTTCTGAATCATCGTAAGAGTCACTAAAATCATCCGACTCTTCGTCTTCGTCTGAATCGTCATCATTCCACTCGTTACCGTCTTCGTCTTCTTCTTCTCCGTCCATAGACATTGTCTGAGGAACTAATGCTTCATCGTCTTCATTTCTTGTTTCGTTCTCTTTAGAGTATTCGTAAATTGCTTCAGCACAAACCACAACTTCATCCCAAGTCTCACAGGCATTTGCCATGTCCAAGAATTCTTGTTCGACCTTGGTTAACGGAATACTGATTCTTGCTCCGACCTTAGTGATAAGATTGATTTTGTCGATCAATGAAAGTTCTGTAAGGTTTCTATCTTTGATTCCAAAGAAGTCCATATCCATCAATTCGTTATATGCAGTGAAGAAAGATTTTCTAAGACCTTGATATTTGTTTTTGATTGCTTTCTCAATCCTAACGTCTTCAACAACATTAAGATATCCTTTAAGTGTTCTGTTTTTTGTTACGGCACTATGTACACCTTCATATGGAGTGTGTAATGCATGACCAACTTCGTGACCCATGAACAAGTCGTATAACTCGTTTGAGATATCGTCTTTAAGAATAGGACAACAAAGTATTCTATTCTTCATATCAAAGTATGCAGTAGGCACCTTCTTATGCACGATTGTTAAGTCTTCCGTTGCCATTAGTTTGGCAAGTTGGTCTTTTTGATTTCTGATTTGATTTGTCATAATTTATTTGTTTCCCGATTCAGACTATAGTATACCAAAAAGTGAGACCCATTGTCAAGTTTATCTTTTTAGGGTGACGAACTTTCGTCTTGTTTTGGAGAATTGCTTCATAGGAGACTTGAAGATTATCTCTTCTTTAGTTCCTGTTTTGATGTATCCAATATTCTGACTCTTTTCATTGAATATGTAAGTGTGGTTTTTGCAGGAGTATGTACCCCAATCTGTAATTTCTTTTAAATAAGTGTTTGCCATTATGCGTCTCCTAAAAAGTATTGTTGACCTTCATCAGTCAAGTAGTAAAACTTTCCCCAGCTATTCATTCGTTTGGCCTTTACTTGTTTAAACAAGAAAACTCTTATCTTATACAGTTCACTATACATACTTGGACTCAAATCTTCTTTATATCTCAGAAGATTCACTA